GAAGAGCCGAGGCGGCCCCCGGGTGACGCCGCTTCTCCCCACGGCCGCCCTTCTCACCTACACGGGCCCGGCCGACCCCGACGCCGGGGACTGGACGACTGGCCTGTCGATGTCCCCATGTGTGAAGGGGAACGGGTGGGAGAGGTACAAGGCAAGTGTCTTGGCCACGCCCGGGGTTGAGCCCACCGACATCGTGGAGACAACGTCGTCGGGGTACCAGATGATCGCCTTTAATGGGACATCCGCCATTCCCTTTATGAAGCTCTTCGACCTCGTCATGCTCCAGCACGCCCCCTCGGTCGACCTCCTTGCCATCCTCAAGGCCGCCAAGGTGAAGACTGGGCTTTGCTACTTCAACTACGAGTCGATTGGCCAGGTGGTGCCATACAACCCCTGGTTCAACGACATTAACGACGTGTCGATGACGCACCTCTTCTCGTCGTCTGAGTTGAACGTGAATGGGTGCGCGAATGTGGACCAGTTTGAGGCGTTGGGGGAAGGGGCCCCCTGTGGCACCCAGTCGGCATTGGAGGGGGCTGGGACGGGGCACACCTGGCTCTGTGACGCCTCAGACTCGGAGTACGCGGACGCCTGGGGGACCCAGGTGGCCACCTCGGTCCTCGCCCGGTACCCGACGTCTCTCGACTACATCCTCATCGACAACCTCCTCAACACCCCCTACGCCGGGGTGGCGTCGAACTTCATCTCGGCGGAATACCCGGCCGCCAGCTACGTCGCCGGGCAGAAGGTCATGTTAGCCACGGTTGAGGCGGGGCTCCCCGGGATCGGGGTCATGGGGAACAGCCGGCTCGAGTACGACGACTACTCAGCCACCGAGTTGTCCCACCGGTACAGCGAGCACTTCTTCCACTCAGCGCACACGTCTAGTAACACTACGGCGCAGACCTTGGCCCATATCCAGTCGGACTTGGCGCTGGCTGGGGGGACGAGGATCCTCGGTTCCCAGATCGTATCGACTGGGGCCAACTACACCTCCGGTACTATGGCCGCCACCCACGTCGACCGCTTTGGCCGATACGAGGCGGGTCCCTCTGGCGCCTCCTGGGGTTCGATCCGGGACGCCGCCGTGTCCACCGAGTCCATTGAGCGGACGTACATCCTGGCCGCCCGCTCGTCCGGGAGCGCCAAGTTCCCGCTCTTCACGAACTCTTGCCTTCACTGGAGGGGCTGATGGTGGGGGCGACCCAGAGGGACGTCGTGGGGGAGGCATGCCGTCGGTCGTTCCCGCTCTTCGCCCGCATCGCCTTTGGGATACGGTTCTACTGCGCCGCCCGGCCGGACGACTCGTGGTGGGACGACGTGGTGCATGGGAAGTTGTGCGACTGGCTCCAGGCCCACACCCTGGACTGGGAGGCTCGGCGGGCCGCTGGCGAGCGGACCCCGAAGAAGCTCCTCATCTGCATCCCCCGTGGTTACGGGAAGTCCACCCTCGTCACGGCCGCCTACAACACCTGGCTCCACTTGCGGAACCCTGAACTGGTGACGGCCATCTCGTCCTTCGACGAGACGAAGTCGATTGACTTCTTGCGCGTGATCCAGGCGACGCTCTCGGGCGACGCGGCTCACGGCTGGTTCGCCTCCCTCTATGGCTCCTGGAAGCCGACTGATGACAGGGCGTGGAGGAAGGAGGCCTGCGTCCACGCTGGCCGTCGGAACGTGGGGCTCCGGGACCCATCCTTCTTCACGACGTCCGTGGGCATCGGCTCGACCGGCTTTCGCCCCGATGTGTTCTGCCTGGACGACCCTGTGGTGGAAGAGAAGTTGACGAAGGAGGCCAACTGGATCGAGAAGGCGAAGAGCCACGTCGACGCCGCCCGCTTCTCGACGAAGACGAATGGCCTCTGGGTCGTCGCCTTGACCCGGTACCGGGACGACGACGTGGCGGGGAAGCTCCTCCTGGACGAGGGGGTGGCCAGCTGGGCCGAGACGGGGATGAGGCCTGAGGAGGGGGACTGGCGCCCGGGTGGTCCCTGGCACGTCTTCTTCATGTCCGCCCGGGACGCCGGCGAGCGCCCGACCTTGCCCCGGGTGTGGCCCGAGGAGCGCCTAGCCGAGGCCGAGGCCATAGATCCCATGGGCTTCGCCGCCCAGATGATGAACCTCCCCGCCGAGGGCGCCCACATGCCGGTGAGGAAGGAGCACATCGACCGCCTGTGGGTCATGCCCGCCGACGTGCCCGACGACTTGCGGATCTCGGTGCACCTGGACACGGCGTTCAAGGATAAGGACAAGGTGGGCCGGGGGGACTACAACGTGATCGAGGTGTGGGGCCACTCGGTCTCTGGTGACGGCCTGGCCTACTACCTCGACGGGCGTCGGGACAACACCTGGGGCATCGAGGAGTTCACCGACGAGTTGGTGACGGTGCTCAGGGGGTTGTGGAAGGCCGAGACCTGGCCCTTCATCATCACCGATGACCGGGTGCTGGCCCAGGCGACGCAAGCCTATGAGCAGTTCCTCCTGGGCGCCACCCGGGCCGCCCGGCTCCCCTTGCCCCGCTACCTCCCCCTGTCCCGAGCTGGGAAGGCGAAGGAGGCGCGGATACGGGAGGCCGCCTACGCCTGGACCTCGGCCAAGGTACGCCTGGTCCGGGGGGCGAACTGCGTGAACGACTTGGTCTCGGAGATGCGGCGTATCGGGATCTCCGCCCACGACGACATGGCCGACGCGGCGGCCGACGTGTTCCACCCCGAGGTCTATACCCCCGAGGCCCCGGGCCGGGGCACGACGGCTCCGGTGGTCACCCGCCCCTATGACGCCCTCATGTGGACCCCGACGGAGCAGTGGACCGATGAGGAGCTTCGCAAGGTGTACGACAAGGAGCCCGAGGAGGAGTACGACATGGTCAACGATTGGGGGCTCGATTGAGGGACGTGGTGGTCTGGGACAGCGAGGCGTTGGAATCGAAGAGGGATGATGTGGGGTGGGATGAGTACCGGCACAGGGCGGGGGTCAGCGTCGCCTGTGTCATCGAGGCGGCGACTGGGTTACCAACCTTCTTCACGGCGGGGGACCGGGCGGGGTATGATCTCGACGCTCTGGCCGAGCGCCTGGAGGCAGCGGATGAGGTGGTTTCATACAACGGGATTCACTGGGACACCCCGGTGCTATCCGAGACCATCATGCGCCCCGTCCTGGTCCACGAGTGTGACCTCTACGCCCACATCCGTACCGCCCTCCACGGCCAGCGGTGGCCCCAGGGGTCTTGGAAGCTGGGCCGGGTGGCCCTCGACACCATCGGTGTCGGGAAGAATGGGGACGGGGGAGTGGCCCCGACCTTGTGGAGGGAGAAGCAGGTGGGTCGGCTTATCACCTACTGCTACGTGGACACCTGGATCACCTGGAAGCTGTGGGAGTTCATCCGACGGCATGGTTTCGTACTCGACCCCGATGGTGGGCACCTGGAAGTGAACCTCTATGGCACGTGAGGGTGAGTTCAGGAAGGAGCCCGGGATGTCCCGGGAGCAACGGGTCAACCTGGCCGTGGAATCCTTCGAGGTGTCCCGGGATACCTTCGCCCCTTGGTTCGAGAAGGCGTCCCGGTGGTACCGGGGGTACCGGGGGTACAAGCAGGGGAAATTTCAACCCTACCATGCCAATATTACGATACCCCTGGCCTTCTCCATGATGCAGTCGGACGCGTCTAAGAAGTCGGGGATCCTCCTTGGCCGCCAACCCTGGTTGACATTCATCGCCATTGGGCCGGAGGACAAGAAGCTCGCCAGGAAGCGGGAGGCGCTCATCAACCTCCAGCTCCAAGACGCCGACACCTTCGACAAGGTGACGAAGTTGTTCCTGGGCGGCGCTATCTATGGGACGATGCCCTACCGGGTCTACTGGGACGTGAAGAAGGAGCTAGTCTCCTTTCGGGCCGACTTGGGAACGGGGGAGCGGGCGTACGCGGGGGAGGAGACGACGTTCGACGGGCCCAACTGGGAGCCCATCTCGCCGTTTGACTTCTTCCCGGCGCCAAGGTATTGGCGAATCCGGGACATGCCCTGGGTTGTGCATCGGTACCACCTGGACCGGGAGGACGTGAACCGGCTCATAGCGTCGGGCTTCTTCGACAAGCAGGCGGGGTCGGAACTCGCCATGGGCGACGGGGGGCAGCCGCCTGACGACGTGACCACCACGGGCGACGACCCAGCGACCGGGGGATCGAATCCGGGTACCGGAAGACGAAGTTTGACCGGCCAGTCGAGATCCTCGAATGGTGGGGTCGAGTCCCCCGGGACTTCGCCATCGAGTGGAACGTGAACTGTGTCATCACGGTGGCGAACAGGAAGGTGTTGCTCCGGCACCGGGTGAACCCGCATGGGAAGATCCCCTTCGGCGAGTACGCCCCGATGCCTGATCCCCGGTACTGGCACGCCCCGTCCAAGATGGAGGTCATTGAGAAGCTCCAAGTCGCCTCCAATGCCTTCGCGTCCCAGAAGGTCGACGCCTTGGCGATGTTCGCCAATCCCCAGTTCATCTACAACAGGCGGGGGCTGGTGGACGCCCGGAAGCTCATCTCCCGGCCCGGCGCCTGGCACGGCTTCGACGGGGAAGTGAGCGACGCCCAGGTGCGCCCGTTGATCCCCGACTTGCGGGGGCTCGTCAACCTCTACACCGAGTTGGAACAGCATTCCAGATGGATGCAACAGGGAACGGGGGTGGTCGAGGATACGGTGCAGGGCTTCGCCGTGGCGGACCGGGAGACGGCCCGGTCGTTCGTTGGGCGGCAGGAGGCCGCTGGGACCCGCCTCCTCATGGAGGCCCGGGTGGCCGAGCACCTGTGGCTCGAGCCCGTGGCCCAGGAGTTCGTCCGCCTGAACAGGTCATTCCTGACCTTCCCGAAAGAACTCCGGATGCTCGGTGCCGCCGCCATCCTCGACCCCTGGACCCTCCAGCCGGTGCCCACGGAGGCCGACTCCATCGGGGTCAATGACATGCTCCCGGACTACGAGGCGAGGGCGGTCGGGGCCACCCGCTCCATCTCCGCCTCGGCGTTGTTCGAGCGCATGATGCTCCTCCAGCAGGTCATGCAGACGAACCCGCTCGCCATCCAGATGGTCAACTGGTACACCTGGTTCAGGCAGTTGTTCCACGTCGCCGAGGTGCCTAACCCGGACGAACTCCTTGGGACCGATGGCATGATCCAACAGGTGATGCAGCAGGCGGCGGGCGCCATGATGAACCAGGCGGCCACCCAGGCCACCGGGGCCCCCGTCGTCCCGTTACAGATGGGGGGAGGTGGGCGTGGCCAGACATCTCCTAGCCCGGCTCCTCCGGCGCCGCAAGGAGCAGCCGCCTGACCGGGAGGGCCTCCAGAGGGCCTACGACCAGGCGTTCAGTCTCGCCCACGGGCCCGGGTGGCCCTGGCTGACCGCCCGCCTCGAGGCCGAGATGAGCATGTGCCTAGACCACTTGCTCAAGCCCGTGACGGAACGGGAACGGGATTACTACGCGAGCCGTGTCGATACCCTGCTGTGGGTCATCGACTTGCCGAAGGCGGCGGCTGAGGCGTATGCTGGCGCGCTAGAGGCGGAGGCCGACGACCGGGCTCCGCAGAACACCACCTGGGACCCTTCGTCCCCGGTGGGTAACGAGGAGTGACAGATGGCGGACAACCCGCGAAAGTACGCGAACAAGTACGACTCCCCCGACGAACTGGAGAAGGGGTACATGAACCTCGTCCCCGAGTTCGACCGGGTGAAGTCGGAGGCCAGGGTAGCGGCTGAGCGAGCGGCTGCGGCGGAAGAGCGGGCTAGGCTCGCTGAGGCGCAGGCGCAAGCTGCGACCCGGGTGTTCCAGGACTTCCAGGAGTCGATGAAGCAGAAGGACGACCCTCGCTTCGTCCGGGACGGTGAGTTCGACGACCGGGCTCTCCAGCAGTACATCGACGCCAAGCTCATGGGGGTAGAGAAGAAGCTCTCCTCCGTGGGCGAGATTGTCGATGAGAAACTCCGGGCCATCCTGACGCCCTTCAGCCGGGCCCAGGAGGGCAAGATGGTCTACGCTCAGGACAACCCCGAGTTCGACGACCCGACGATCCAGCGGTTCCTATCCTCGAACCCTGGGATCAACCGGACCTTCCAGCGGCTCGTCTCGACGGCTACGACGAAGGAGGAGGCGGCCGAGGCGTATGCGTATGCCCATGGCGCCTTCCGAGCGACGATGCCGAAGACGAGCGCGGTGGATGAGGGGAGAAAGAGGGACGCGGGGGCGCCTCAGCCGGCGGCTGGGCCGAGCCTCGCGGGACAGGGTGACGGGGCGGCAAGCGCGGAACAACTCCGGGCGCTCGCCGTTCGGGCCCAGAACACCTACGCCCCAGAGGACGAACTAGCCCTGGCCCGGGAGTTCTTCAAGGGCTCCAAGGTGCTCCAGGACATCGACAGCATGAAGCCCGATTGGGCGAAAGAGTAGGCCCAGGCACGACGCTCGGGCCGAATGGAGTAGACAATGGCGGACATTGGAACCACCTA